TTTTCTGTCGTCAGCTTCAGAAGCTCTATAACGAACGTGTAAGAAAGGTCTTGAAATGTTTTTACCTAATTGTTGATCGTAAACAGTAGAAGTTCCTGCTGGTACAATAACACCTTCAATATCACCTACTAATCCACGAGTAGTAGCATCGTTTAAGTATTTCCAATCAGTTTTGTAGAAGTCATAAGAACCTCTTCTGAAACCAGAGAAACCTAAATTCAATGCCATGTCTTCAGAGTTATTAAACACACCATAAGACGTTCCGCCTGAACCGTAAGAATTTTGAGCAGCTAACATATTATCAATACCTAAAGAAGAAGCTCTATCTAGGAACATCATGTTCTCTTCAATAGCGCCTTGTTTATCAAGCTCTTGTAAAATTGTATCAAAATCAGTAAGACCTGTTGGTCCACCAAAATCTGAATCTGCCCATATTAAACCTCTATTTTCTAAAGCTGCAAATAAACCGTCAGAACCAGTAAGTTGAGTTCCTGCTGCAGTTCCAAAGTCAGCTGGCGTAATTGGAGAAGCAGCTTTTTCAGCCTCGATCATAGTCATTTCTAATTGATCCTCAAAACGAATTCTTGCTTCGTGCTCAGATTTTAAGTACCATAAATACCCAGAAGTACCAGCCTCAGTAGTAACTTCAACCCATCCAATTTGTGCAGTATCAGAACCGCTTACATTGTACTTGTCTCTTAAAATAACTGGTTTGTTACTAAATTGTTCAAAAGCAGCATCAATAGAAGTTCCTGCATTAGACGTTCCTTTAGCGTACTCAGAACCGTATACAAATACCTTTACATTACCAGTACCTGTAACTGTAATAGCTCCAGCATACCCAGCAATAGTTAAAGTAGCAACGCCTAAAGCTGTACTCACAGCGCTAACATAAGCTTTCTCAACAGTTAAACCGTCAGCTGATGCAATAACAATAGTTGCTCCTGGTCCGATTAAGTTTTTAGAAGCACCTGCTTGAGCTGGAATAGTAATAGAAGTTGCAGAAACAACAGTAACGTCGTCATAAGCAATATGTAATCTTCCTTGTTCAGACCAAACAACTTGATCAGAAGCCATTGGCATTTCTGCTCCTACCATACGTAAGAACCCAGCAACCGTACGATTACCGTAACGCTCCACTTCTTTCTCGTATACCTCTGGTAAGAATTGTTGTGTGAAATCTAATTGTGCTAATGATAAGTAGTTATCATTAAATAAGTTTTGTGTAGGGCGCGGCGTTAAATGTGCTAACGCGACTGCACTACCTGTAAATGAACCTGCCATAATATTAATTTTTTAAGTTTTTATTTTCTTGTTTTAATTCCAAACTTAGAAGTTACTCCAGGGTTAATTGCTTTTACAGTCCATCCATTAGAGGCTTTAACGTCCTCATGCACACCTCGTGGCGACATGTCTATGTTTTTAGCTTTCTCAATACTGGTTTTCATAGCATCAGCTTTACCTTGTTCGTAAAAGTGATTAGCAATTGCATCTGCATTCATAGCTGTAAATAAAGACTTGTGATAACCTGCTGCGTCGCTCATTTCATTTTTATCGTTCAAGAACTTCTTGACAAAATTATTGATGTCGCTTTGGGTGTCTTTAACCTGATCTACGTTGTTAACCTTAAAACGAAATTTCTTTTCACCAACATTGAAATCAAAACCTTTGAAATCATTAGAAAAAAGACTTTCTGTTTTATTTTTAAACGTAGACACTTGGCTTTCAGCTAATTTTGTAGCTTCTCCGCTTTCTTTGTTATAACGATTGAAAAATTCAACCGCTTTTTGTTGATCTGGTGTAAGTTTTGAACCAGATTTTATTTGATCGTAATATTTAGTTTTTAAGCCTTCAAGATGATTCTTTGCTTTTGACAACTCTTCTTTTCTAGCTAATTTTTTTCTTTTAATCTCTCTATCTTCATCCATATCCTCGTCATAAGAAAAACTGTCTTCCATAAGGAAATCAATTTCTTCGCTATCTAAATGAGGTTTTGTAGATTGATAATATTCTTTTAGCAATTGATACTCATCCAATGATGAATAATCTGTGTTTAATTTTACATAATCTTCTAGAGAACCCCCAGTGTCATTCATAAAATCAACAACTTTTTGTATGTTATCTGGTAATTGTACGCCAGTTTCTTTTTGTTGTTCAACAGCTTCCGCTATATCTTCTTTTAAATCTATAGCTTTTTCAGTAATCTCTTCTGCTGTTATTTCCTCAATAACTGTTTCTTGAATAGCTTCAGGTTCGTCTAAAGATTCAACTTCTTTTTCAACTTCTTTTTCAACAATTACTTTGTCTACTATAGGTTCTTCTATTTTAACCGAAGGCTTATTTAATTCATCTAGGTTTATTTTTATAACCCCATCTTCAAAAGCCATTGGTTTTTTTTCTTCTACGCTTACAATTTCCTGATTTTGTTCTGCTTGCTCTAATTCTTGTTCCATGATAAAATATTATATAATTGTTACTATTATTATTACCTAGGTCCAAATGAACCTAAGTCAAAACCTCCGCTAAGTATATCATTACCGGCTGACTCAAAGTTTTTTGGAGGTGTATTATTTTTTCTTTGCTCTATTAATTCACTTTGTTGTGTTGCTTGTAGTTTTGTTCTGTCATCTTTTCTATCTTCTTTTTGTGATAGTTCTTCTTTTTTATTATTTACTTCAAGCCCTTTAAGCTCCATATTCATTTGAAATTCTAATTGCATTAATTCTTTCTTAAACGCAACTTCTTGCATTTGCTTATCGCGATCAATCTGCGCTTTAACTTGCTCTAATTGTATTTTTTGTTGCGTAATTGCTTGATTCTTTTGAATTTCAGCTTGAGCTGCTACTTGCTGAGCTTGAGCATTTGCTTCCGCTTGAGCCTGTATATTTTGCTGTTGCATTTGCTGATCTCTATTTTGCTTTTCAGTTCTTCTTATTTTAAGCAACTGGTTAGCTAATTTTAAATTTTTAATTTCTCTAAGGTCAATAGCATCGGATAGATCAATCATGCCGCTTTGAACAGCTACTTGTATATTGTTTTCTAAAACAGCTTTTTCTTCATCGTCAGGTTGTAGCTCTATAAATATTGCAAAATCATATAAATAAAGATCACTCATTTCTTCTAAAACCGCAACATTCTGATTTCCAATTTTATGTATAAATGCTTCTCTTGTCGGAGAATATTCTAATATATCAGATATTCTTAAAGATAAACCGTCACACAAGTCTGCTGTTAAAAATAAACTTGCATCCAATATGTGTCGCGTAGCTGTGTTTGAGTTTGCAGCAGCTAATTTTTGCACACCAACTAAGGCTCTAGCGTCAGGAGTACTTCCATCTCTTGCTTCATTTAATCCCGTTACATCTCTTATCATTTGTAAATAATAATTGTAATTCGCGATTAAGCTTTGTATCTTTGCACCACCTGCCCCGGTTGTTATTTCCTGTATAGGTATTTTTCCAGGATTCATATCGCCGTCCTGTGTAAATGACCTACCAATAACAGAACCTGTTTGGAAAAACATATTTAAAGCTTCTTGAGGGTTGTAAATTGTACCATTACCTAAATCAACTTCGTTTAATCCATCAGCATCAAGGTAAACACCATCAGGCACCATTCTTGACATTACTTGTTGCAACTTTAAATGCGTTAGTTGGATCATATCTGCAAAACCAGTTATACGGCTTACTATAGATTCGATTCTACCTTTATACATTCTTGGAGCTACGATGCTATAATTCATTTTAACCTTCGTATAATCACTCTTTGGCCTGATCATATTTTTAGCCAATTCCCACTTAAGCATTTCACCACCTAATATCTTTACGCCTTCATATAACACTTCTAAAGATTGCGATAATTTTGCAACACCATATTCCGCCATAATTTCTTCTGGTGGATTAAACTGATCGTCTTTAGGTATTATTTTAGACGCTCCAGTCGCAGTCTCTTTTACTTTGTAGACTTCGTTTGTAAATGTTTTATAATTAAAATATAGTACTTGTACGGTATTAGAATCATCTTCATCAGAATTTGATAATGTTCTATCATAAAATCCATTATTATGATAAGATTGACTTGATATTTTTTTAAGGTCATCATTAGTCAACCAAGGAAATTCTTTTTTTAATTCGTTTAAATGAACAGATTTTATTTCACCAACGTAGTATATATCGTCAAAATAAGGGGATTCAGTGTATGACCAAACTAAATTAGCCGGATCTACATAATCAACTTTAGCGCCTTCTGATTTATTAAATGTATTTTTTACCGCTCCAATACCTATAGTCGTAATATCATAATTATATCTACGTTTTATTAAATCATATTTATTTCCTTTTAATAAAACATTAAGAGCTTGCTCTTCAGCTATTTCAACTTGCTGCTTGTAACTTAATTGCATATGCAAGTCAAGTTCTTCTTTATTTTTAGGTAATGTTTCAGGATTGTTTTCAAATAAATTAATACCAAATTCAGCGGCCGCGAAATCATTAAGTTCTTTTGTTTGCATATCTCTAATAAGAGACTCCATATATCTAGTACGCTTTTCAACACCATATGGATCTTGAGAATATGCTTTTATATCAAATGATCTTTCTGAAATACCATTTACAACAATATCCACAAATTTTGGTATAATCGGTACAGGCTTCCAATCTAAATTAAGATAAGATAAATCGCCATTTATTGACAACTCATCTTTATACTTTTGTATACTTTGCTCTCCTCTAGCGTATAGTCTTAAATTATGGAAAGTATTTTGATTGCTTTTAAAACGACCATTACCAGTGTCATTATTAAACCATTCATTCTCTATAGCCCTACCTATTGTAGTTCCGTATTCGATAGACATTTTTTCTTCATCACTTGCTATTTGACTTGGAAAATAACTTGTTACAACTGACTCAGCCATATTTTTATTTTTCTATTAATTTTGAAAACCCACCAGAATTGGTGTATTTAGCTATTTTTAAACTTATTTTATTTTTATTAACTTGTGGGTGCGGGTGGTATAAGTGCCTATTGCAAGCCATAATAGCTAACCCTGAGCTAATAGCAGCATCAAACTTTGTTCTATTATTTATATCAAACCTAGCCCAGTCATTTAATGTTTTATTAAAATACATAGTTCCATATGTACCATCTTCTAACAACCCTAAATGCCTATCTATATATGTTTCTATTGCAGCCGCGTGAGCTTGCTTTATATCCTCACTTGAGTTTGGCATTCCGCCAATTTCTTTTTCTGTAATAGATAACTTATTCCATATCCTATCAGGCCTATTCATTGAATATCCTCTATAACCCCTTCTTTTAAAATAGTATAACAATCTTGGTTTATTATTTTCAGCCAATAAAGGCATCCCATAAAATACACAAGCCATTAATACATCTTCAAAAAATATTTCTGCTGTTTGAGGTCGAGCTATATACTCTAAAAAAAATGTATTAGCAGGAGCGTCTTCCATACTAAACTTTGTTAATCCGTGCAATGATCCTTTTGAGCCCTGCCCATCTGTTGTACCTGATATATCGTAGCTATCACACCCGAAAGCCCCCATGTGCTCGTTACCC